CACGGTTTTAGTCCTTTAGATTTGTCGATTTTTGGTTATCGAGGTGTCTTAAAGATCTGGCCGGGTGTCGATCTTGTCGAGGTGCGGCGATAATTCTTTAGAGGTGTCGTCTCTACGAGTGTAGTCCGACGGTGTTCGAATTTGCAAGCATCCGATCCGTCTCTTGAGAGATGATCTTATTAGCCCAGACTTTACCGGGATCGCCTCCCCAGAGAGCCCAAGCGATACGGCCCGCCGACGGATAACCGTTTTCATTCGGTGAGAATCCTTCGCCTTGTTTGTCTACTTCGTGTCGAGCGAAGAACGATCTCATCCTTAGAACGGTGTCGTATGAGAGAGCGCCGTTTATTATGTCGCGAGCGCGAGCGACGCCGATCTCAGTTCCGCCGCGACCATAGAGGCGACGCCATTCGAGGCCGCGCCGAGCTTCGGCTTTCATTTCTTGAGTCGGTTTATAGGATTCGGCGCGTTCAATTTCCGGAGCTCCGTCCCAAGCGTTGCAATAGTAAGACGCTAAAACTTGAGCGTCCCATTTACTGCAATAGCCGCCGGCATAGTAGACACAATTTCGGCAAGCTCTACCTTCTGGCACGTCGTCAGATGAAGACGGCCGATAATTATTCGGGAGCGCTCGATAGTTTTCGCTCGCTTCTATTGCGGCGATTTGTGCTTTTGCTTCGCGTCGGCTTTTGTGGCAGAAGACGAGGCTTCCGTCTGATTCTTTGACGACGGCATATCCGGACGCGCATTCCGGATTATTTGTCTCTATGCGATATGGCATAGTTTTAATCTAGATCGGGTGTTAAAACTCGAACGCCTTCCGTTCCGGTAACGACGATTCCATAGAGACGCTCGTTTATCGGTAGAAACAATTCGAGCGGCGTAGTGTGCTTTTCGGTGTTGAGCCCGGTCGAGGTCGTTACGTTGGACGCTCCGAGATAGACGGTCGTATTCCCGACGACGTGAAGATAGACGTAGCGATTCTTGTCGTCTTTGTCGATTAGCAGAGTCGGCGACGTCGTTACCGTAACGGCGGCCGATTTCATTTTCTAATCTTTGCTAAGACGTTCTCTAATTGTGCGAGGTTAGGTTTCTCGATGATTTCGCGGACAGCTTGAACGGATGCCGCTTCGCCGTAAGCGCCGAAAGTAACTAGCGAAACTTCGGCGAGATGAGCTTTAAGTCTTTCGATTACTCCGTTTGACGCTTTACGATCTTTCAATGGTTGAAAGCCGATCGAGAGATTAGTTAAAACGCCGTCCCGGACAAGTTCGAGAGCTTGATCGCCGACGTCCGTTTTAGAGATACGGAATTCGCCGTATAGTCCTTTTTTATCTTCGCGGAGAGTTGTCGCCTTGCCTAGCGGGAGAACTTGTTGATCGTGGCCTTGTAATAGTTTTACGCGATGAGCGGCGCGAGTTACGGCTTCGAATGCTCCCATACGGAAGACTTCGACTAGACCGGGATGGATTCTTGCTTCGGTGTCGTAGGGGACACAGATTCCGCAAATAGTCCGACCGTCGCCTTCGGCGCGGACCTCTAGATCGCTTTCATATCTTCTAGTTTCTAAAGACATATCTTTATCCTATTCATCTAGCGGTTCTTCTTGAGGTAATTCGATATCGACTTCTTCGGCTTCTTCCGTAGTCGTCTCTGGCTCTCCGATCGGCGGACGATTCTCGAAGTCGGCTCTTACTTCGTCCACAGTTAAGAAGCCGGATTCAAGCGCGATCTTATGAGCCTGATAGCGGGTAAGAGTGTCGGATCGAAGTAGCGCGTCGGTGTTAAATTTCGCATACTGTCCGCGAGGTAATAGATCCGTAAACGCCGACTCGATTCTCGTTAGAAGCGGCGTAATCCCTCTTAGGAATTGGAGTTGCTCTTGCTCGACGTTCGAATAGGTTCGAGAAGAGTTAGGAGCTCCCAGATAGTAACCGGGTAAGCCGAGCATATTTGCTATTTCGGTGAGACTAAACTCGCGTGATTCGACTAGCTGAGAGTCTTTAGCGTTGTCGCTTAATTGTTGAAACTTAGTCGTCGAGTTTAGAACGGCCGGCTCGCGTGAAGTTCCGCCGTAATGTCTCATCCAGACGGCTTTTAACATATCGGCCTCGTCTTGAGTTAGGTCCGCGTTATCTGAGTAGAGAATCCCGGTCGGTTGAGCTCCGCCGTCGAAGTATTTAGCGGCGTAAGCTTGCATCGCTAAAGCGGATCCGATTCCTTGACGTTGAGCGGCGACGACTCCTAAGCCGACGATCTGGCCGGGAAGCGTGAAGTTTTTAATGTGCATTATGCGATCGGCTTCGAAGATCTCATCGTTAATTTTGTAAGTTAAACGTCCGGCGTTTCGCTCGACGTGAACTCTTGTCGGCGATACAGGGTAGATAGATTCGGGATAACCGTTCGCGCCGATATCGCCGAGAATGGCGATGTAGTTTCCGTGAATAACAAGAGACGCCGCCATAGCGGAGATCGTTTCGATTCTTGTCTCGTTCGGGTAAGGTCGCTCTAGTAACGGCGGAATCGGTTCGATTCTTACGTCGCCTCTATAGGCGTGAATCGGTAAAGCGCCGATCGTTTCGGAGATTAAAGTAATCCCGCGCCATAAGCCCGGGATCGAGAGCGTCGTTCCTTCGTCTACGAAAGTTCCGGCGTAAACGGTGTCGTAGTAACGCGATACGCGGCCGAGCGAATCGACATAGGCGTTCGGTTGAGGCATAGGGAGAATCCCTTGACGCTTTTTTAGACGGAGTCGGTCGAAGATAGCCATCGCACTAAAGACTATATCTTAGACGGTAGGCGTAACGGGATTAGAAGATTAGAGATCGCGGCTTCGTTTCGATTTTACGATGGACGGAATGGTGCCAAGCAAGAGTCGCCGCGTAGAGCGGAGTTAGGTCGGAGTCGGTGTTCATTCTGGCCCAGAGCCAAGACTGACCTAGCGGACGCTTCTTAGCGTTAAGAATGGCGTCGTCTAGAACGCTCGAAGTTTTGACTTTGACGCTTCGGTCGAGGATCGCGTCATAAAATAAATTACAGGCCGAGACGACGTCTTGCGTTCGGTATTTGACGACGTTCACTTGCAAGTTTTGAAGAGGTTCTACGAGAGCTCCGGCCGGTGAATAGCCGTCTACGATGATCGGCGCTTTCCATCGTCGCGAAAGTTCTAGGCATCGTTGAGAGATCCAAGCGACGCCGGGACGCGAGTCGATTACTTCGATTCGGCCTTGCTCGTCGGCGACGACAATAGAAGCGCAAGAACGATCTAAAGAAACGTCGAGCCCGAAAGAGAGTCGTCCGGCGGGAGCTACTTTTGCCGAGTTGCACGAATACCAGACTTTTTCGGGAATAAGCCGATCGTCTTGATTCGTCCAAGTGTTTAGATAGCTTCGCCGGAAGTCGGTTAAAGTCATCGTCGCGAGCGCGTGATCTATCGTCGAGGCGTCTATCGTCTGATTTAGTGCGGGCATACACTTAGCCCAAGTCGTAGGATCGAACGGATCATCGTCCGGATCGGCGGACCATTCGAAGTAGGCGACGCCGTTTATTAGGCCGTCTTTTATTGCTTGCCGTCCGGCGTCTACCTTGCGGCGAAGAAACATAGACTCCGAAGTTCCCGCCGTTGAAACGATAAGGATCTGACCGTCTTTTTTAGTTGCCATCGCCGGCAAGAGCGCCGCTTCCCGGATGCCTTCATAATCGGCGAACGCTTCGTCTATTACGGCAAGCGAAAGCGTTTTACCGTGTCCGGCTGTAGGTGTAGACGGTAAAACTTGAATCCTTGAGCCGTTCCGAAAGATAATAGATTCGTTCCCGTTAGCGGTATAGATCCGTTTAATGGATGGCGCGAGCGTCGAATTCTGTAAAGCGGGGACTTGATCGTCCATTAACTTACGGCGAGCATCGAATCCCGTTTGTGCCGTGTAGGCGATCGCTTGCGGGGATCCCCAAGCTAGAGCGCGGTGCAATTCCCAAGCGAGAACTAGTGCCGTTTTGCCGGACTGACGAGGGACCGTTACTACGATCTCACGATATGCCGGCGTTATTCCGTCATCTAAGACTTCGAGGCCGACGTCGGCGACTAGCCTCTGCCATTCCATAAGCGGAGTCCCTAAACGTGCGGCGATCGCCGCTAGTTCGGGTCCGCGAGTTTTACGACTCGGATTCCTTGCCGTCGCGTAACGCGGCATCGCGCCAAATTGAAGCGATGACTTCGTTAAAGTCTTCGACGTCATTAGCGCCTACCTGCCGAAGAATATCCTCGGCCTCTCGATATTGTCTCCAGAGATTCGCGTTCTCTGGATGCTCGTCTACGGCGCGAGCCAAAAGCCGACATATTTCGACGCGAGCCGAATCGACTTTCTCTAAACGGCCAAGAGCGAAGAGCGCCTCGATTAAAACTTCGATTGCGGCAACATTCGAGCCATAAGAGATAGTCCCGGATTTCTTCGGAATATCCGTAGTTTTCTTTTTTTTGACGGGATTCTTCCGAATTTTTCCAGATTTGCCCGAATTCTTGACGGCCATAAAAACCCCAAATTATGCGACTAGAGAGAGAACTGCTAAGGACTACGTCGGGGCAGATTCTGACTCTCATAAAAAAAAGACCCGACTTTTTATTTTGCGAACGCTTCGAATTTACCATACTCGCGACGGCTTGCGGCGAAGTTGATTCGATCTTGTGCTATTGCACGTCGCGCAAGAGGCCCGGAGATTAGTCGGCTCGTATTTGGAGCCGCCGTAGGCGAGCGGGACTATGTGATCGACTTGACTCGCGACGCCTCTACACTTTGGGAGTCCGATCGTGCATCGGTAGCCGTCCCTCTGGAGTATCTGTAGGCGTGTTCGTTTCCAGAGCGAATCGTTATAGCGATACTTAGTTCTTTCTTTCACGTCTTCGATCCTTGTCCTTGAGATCGTCGTCGAGTAGTTCGATCACGGCGAAGATTATCATCGCGAAGATTAGGACGCTCCAGATAAGCCAGAAGACGCCGAAGATTCTTAGCATTAGGTCCACGGGCCGAAGCCTTTCGAGTAGGTGAAGAGAGCGAACGCGGCTTCGAGGTTAGTAACGGGATTTAGAAGATCATCGCATTCGTTTAGGATGCCGAGCGTCTGTAGGTATCCGTTCGGATAATAGCGAGTAGGTTCGCACCAAGAGCGGCCGTTTATCTGTGTTAGTCCGTAGTCGTGAGATTTGTCTTTGTTTAGTGTGCGATTAACGACATAACTTAGGCATCGGGATTCTCTGTAGATGATCGCGTCCATTACGGGTAGCTCGGTGCGTGTAAAGCCGACGCTTAAGATCGTCGTCTCGTATTGGGGACACTTGAGCCGGGAGCGTTTTAGTTGGACGGAGTCGCGTTCTACTACGCGAGGGGGAAGCACGTTAGGGAGATGAGTCGCGGCTCCGTCCGCTTCTAATGGTAATACGGCCGGAGCGCTTGCGATAGCCATATCCACTAGAACGGACATTCCGAAGATGACGGCGACGACGGACGCCATACGATAGCCGAGCTTCCCGTATCGGTTAGACGGCGCTTCCCAGAGTCCTCGACTAGGCCGAGTTCGGTTAGTTCTTGCCGACGTTTCCCGGCGCTCGATCGAAGAACTCCGACGTGAGTCGCTAGTTCGTAATCTGTGGCTTCTCCGAGTTCTTTTATGGCTCGCCAAATTTGGGTCCTTTGGTTAGGGCCTCGAACGCTTGCCGTCTGTGCGGCGAGGTGAGACGTTTCCGGATCGGTGCTTCTAGCTAGTCTACTCGCCTCGAAGATGAGCGCTAGGTTCTCAGTAGACAAGATCGACCGTCTTTATGTTTGTAGATTTGCGTTCCAGATAGCGCTCTGGAAGATGGAGCCACGCGACATTGTCGCAATAGGGACAGGGCATCATCGGACGCGGCCTTAACTTTTGGACGACCCATCCGATTACGGTCGCGCATACGTCGCACTCGAAGAACTCGCGAGGGATCACGTATTTTCTCCGATCCAAGCTTCTACGTCTTTAAGACGATTATCTAAATTATGAGTATTTAAAGCGATGCGATCGTCAAGATGTTCGAGTTCTTTTTTTATTTGTGCGAACTTAGTTTCATTTACGTCGGAGTCGATCGTCTGATCCATAGCTTCGTGAAGAAGCTTCTCTACTAATTGAAAGAGTGTCGAGAGTTGCTCTTCAATAAGTGTAAGACGCGCCTCTAGTTTCGATGGAAGCGATAGATAAGAATCTTTCGTCCATTGAGCGCGAATCGTTTCGAAAGCTTTTTCCGGGTCGAAGTCTGGACGGTCGTTCATTTCGGCGACACTTTCTTAATTATTACGAAGAGAATAAGCGTAAGAATGCTTACGAGCCAGATTCGAAAGTTAAGCGAGTCTCTCATACTTGCAAGCTCTCTAAAATTTGTGTTCGTCGATTCTGCCAATTTCCGCGAAGTAGATCCTTTTGAAAGTCTTTTAGCTGTTTGTCGTTCGCTATCGTTTCGCCGATCTTCATTAACTCCGGCATTGTTTTAGCGTCCGCGATATCTTTCATTAGTTGTTTAACGCTTATGTTCGTAACGGTTGCCTCTTCGGTGTATGGTCCGACTACCGGAGGCTTTATCGGTTGAGGCTTCGGAGCGGGTGCGGCCGGTGCGATCGGTGTCGATTCTTGCGCTCTGGCTTTTGCTCTAGTTACTTCGTCGAGGCTTGCGATTTGTGAGCCGTGATAGCCGGCAAGAGCGAGAGCTCGTCCTACGGCCGACGTTTCGCACACTTCGAGCGCGGACGTTTTGTTTATTTGCGACGCTCCGATTACTTCGTGAGCGTGTCCGGTTGAGATCGGATTCGCATCGTCGGCTTTCGCATAGATTCGGGCCTTAAAGACCCAATATCCGGAGCCGCCTTCGATTAGTTCGGTTGAAACTCTTCCGGATGGGTGATTCGTCCAGAAGCGTTCGAGTCTTTGAGCGACTGTTTCGTAATTTTGTAAGGCCATTACTCGACCTCTTTCAACACTTTGAAGCGGCGGAGATACGGTAAGCCGTTTTCGTTAAGGACGTCGAGATCTCTCGTTACTTCTTGTAGCGACCATTTTCCGCCGTAATAAGGCGCGAGTTGATCTAAAACTTTTCGAGCTTCTTCTTCTGTTTTGAAAGCTCTCGCGTCTACAATGTTTCGAGATTTTGCGATCGTTCGCAAGTGAACTCGATTTAGATATTCCCGACGAGAATAGACGAGATCGTCTTTCTTCCAGATGAGACTACGATTTGCAATTACCCAATGACTAGCTAGTTTGGTGGACATTTTGTTATTCCTCTCTTTCGACATTGTTCACTATAGCCGAGAGTTCTTGCAGAGTGTGGGATACCCTGCTACTATCTTTCACGGAAGCACAATAGGCCGTTATCTAGTCGCATAGGTCGGGGCGTCAATACGCGGGAACGCGGGTAGATCGGCGCGTTTAGCGTCGAGGCGTTGTGAGAATAAAGAAAGAGGTAGTCCGAGTGAGGCATCCGGACGGGGGCTTTTTTCTTTTTTTTCTTTTTAGGTCGAAGCGTCGCGAGAGCCGCAATAAGAACTCAGTTTCTCAATGATTCGCACCATAGCTTGAGGAATTACAAGAATATGATCGAGGTCGCCGTCCGGGGTTCGCGACTGATATAGAACGACGTGATTCTTTTTAGAAACTTCATCGGGAAGCATCCATCCGACCGAAACGATCAGATAGTCGCCGTCGTTAAGATCGAGCGAATCTAAAGATTTCCAGTCGAAAGTCTCTAACGAATGCGCGTCGGCCCAAGTTACCGCGACGAGTTGATCGAGATTACGGTTAGTCGAGCCAGACGACATATTCGGCCGTTACTCTCGGCTTTTCGGAATCTATAAAGTGAAGTCTTTGAGATGGTCGGGAAGTTGCCGCGACAAAAGCTTTCGCGTAGGTGTTGTCCGACTCTGGAGAGCCCGTTACGAAGACTCGGCCGCCGTTCGGAAGCGGGAGAGTCATAACGCTATGAAAGTGTCCGCAATAGGCATCGGTAAAGCTTTCGCCTAGAACGCCGGAAGCCCAAGCGCTAACTTTTTTAATGATTCCGTAAGCCGGAATTGCGCCGCCGTAAGAGTTCACTTCGTCGCCGTGAAACAATAAAGCGCGATAGGCGTCTCCGACTTTGACGAGTTGATAGAAGTTTTCGGAGGCTTGCCATCCGATATTTAGATCTTTGACTTTGTCTTCGACGATCCGATAGGCCATTCGGTCGATATTGTCGGCGGATGGGAGATCGCCTTTTCTTCCGATTCTGCCGTGATTACCGAATTCGCACACTACGCGAAACGTCTCAAAATTTGCGGCGAGCTTGCGGATCATCGCTTCGAGAATTGTCGTAACTTCGAAAAGTTGCTCGAAGAGGTGAGCTTCGACTTCGTAGCTTTGACCGGGGAAAACGGTTAAGCCTTCGACCATATCTCCGCCGATCATAAGAACGGCCTCTCTCACGGGATGGTGTGCTCTCTGGATG